CCACTACCTCCTGCAGTCGTTCACTAAAAAATCCATTTGGTGGTTCAGAAGAATACCACAGAGAGTTTATTTTATACATATATAACTATTTAACCCAATGAAAATCAGTCTATTTAATAATTTTGGTGCCAAAAACTCAGTGCCAATTTTTCAAGCCATTGCCCAAGGACTTGTGTCTCAAGGACACACAGTGGTTTATCATGACCTCACTGCCGATGCGGCCGTGATATGGAGTATGTTGTGGAGTGGGCGGATGCGTCCCAATCAAGAAGTCTACGCCACATTCCGTCGTCAAGGCAAGCCAGTGATTGTGGCCGAAGTTGGCATGATACAACGCGGGCAAACTTGGAAGATTGGCATCAACGGCACCGGTATCAACAGTTACAATTTTGACAATCTCATGGCCAATCGTGCTGCTAGTTTGGATTTAAAATTACAACCCTGGCGCAACGGATCAAATATTGTGATTGCTATGCAACGACAAGATAGTGAGCAGTGGCACGGGCAACCACCAATGAATCAGTGGCTGGAATCAACTGTGGCGGAAATTAAAAAACACTCTGATCGACCCGTTGTGATTCGATCACATCCAAGAAGCGGATGCAATATACCGCCAGGGTGTTTGATTGACCGTCCACATTTTCATGCAGGCTCATATGATGATTTTGATTTTGAGCGTGTGCTAGGCACAGCACATTGTGTGTTAAACTGGAATTCAGGACCAGGATCACAAGCCTTGATTGCAGGTGTTCCTGCGTTTGTTGGGCACACCAGTCTGGCAAGTCCAATTGCTAATTGGGATTTGTCACAAATAGAAAATCCTCCACGTCCTGATCGCACAGTATGGCTAGAACAACTGGCACACACTGAGTGGACTGTGGAGGAGATCAGATCAGGATTGCCGTTTACACGCTTAGTCTTTTGATGTCAGCATCGACCATGTCACGTATCATGATTTCAAAGTCGGTACGTGGCTTCCAGCCCAGCTGTTCTCTAGCACGGGCACTATCACCACGTAGGCTATAAAGTTCTGCTGGGCGTTTAAATCGCGGATCACTTTTTACTAGATGTTTCCAGTCATGGATTCCTGCATGTTCAAATGCCACACGACACAGGTCACCGATAGTATGCTGTTCTCCAGTGGCAATCACATAGTCACTGGCTTTTTCTTGTTGTAGCATCAACCACATGGCTTCCACAAAATCGCCGGCAAATCCCCAATCCCTGGCACTGTCTAAATTGCCCAAGGTGACATCATCTGCTAGACCTAATTTAATACGTGCCACTGCATCTGTGATCTTGCGAGTGACAAATTCACGACCACGCAAGGGCGATTCATGATTGAACAAGATACCTGAACAAGCATACAAACTATAACTCTCACGGAAGTTTATGGTCATCCAATGTGAATACAACTTGCTCACTCCATATGGGCTTCGTGGACGGAACGGCGTTGTTTCACCTTGCAGTCCTGGTTCTGTAGCATTGCCAAACATCTCTGATGTAGATGCTTGATAAAATCTTGCATTGGGATTGTGTTGGCGTATTGAGTTCAGCAAGTTCAATGTTCCCATACAGTTGACTTCGGTTGTGAGTTTGTTCAATTCCCAACTGATGCCCACAAAACTTTGTGCCGCCAAGTTGTAAACTTCCTGCGGCTTGACACTTTGCATGATGTGATTCATGTTGTTCTCATCAGTAATGTCACCAGTGATGAGTTCAATGTCGTTTTCAATCCCCAACCATTTGATATTTTCCAGATTGGGATTTGAATAGCGTTTGACTAGCCCATAAACATGGTAGCCTTTATCAATTAGATATTTGGCAAGGTACGGGCCATCCTGGCCAGTCATGCCTGTAACAAATGCAGTTTTTTTCATACTATTATGTATCACACACAACAGGTCACACTTGAATATCTTCCATACCGGCTGTTCTTAAACGTACCACATGCCCCATTTGCCACTGCTTGGTATCTAGTCCTTTGAGTATGCCCAGCCAGCGATTACGCAGGTACGCCACTTCGTTAATGAGAGTTTCGTAATCAATCACTTCATCTTCACCATCCACATATTTTTCGGCATCTCTTGAGGTCAAAGCACGGGCATAGGCTTCTAGATACTTCTGAAAATGTTTTCTACGTATCTTACGCAGTTGAATATTGAGATAGTTTAGTACCGCTTCAATCTCTTGCAGTTGATTGAAACGATGCTCAGTGATGCCAGGTAAGGCTGTAATATTTTTTTCAACTATGCCGTAGATTTTACAATCTTTTTTAGCATCATCAAGTTCACGCTCGTAGTGACTGATAAAGTCTGGAATAGCACCAAGGCTAGCAACTACGCGGCTATACCACATTAGTCTTCCCAGTCTTGGTCTTCTTCCTCTTCGAACTCATCTTCTTCGTCTTCCGCCGCATAGTCCTTGTCATTGTCAAGGTATGCGGTCAAGGCACGTTTGATGTCTGAGTCACCTTTGAAGACGTTACGAATGTCTTCCACGTCAGAATCATTGTCCATCAAGATCTGTATCACTGTTTCAGCGGCTTCAGCACGGTCCACTGTGTTTACAAAACGCTTGAGTTCGCCCCAAATTTCACTTGCTATTGCTTCACTCATCTGCTGTTTCCTCCAGAGTACTTACCTCTGCTTTCTGATTTCCAAAATCTGCCATGACCTTGTCAAGACAGCCGTCATCATTCTTTTCCCATGCTTTGCGGAACTTCTTGATAACTTCACCGTCGCTTGTGGTAAACACCAGACTATTGCCTTCACGCTTGAGCATTTCTTTCTTTTCAATCAAATCAACCAAGCCCGAGTATGGACTCATACCTGTTGTATAAGGAATCTTCACTTGCACGCCTTCAAAGGGTTTGGCATAGCGTGTTTTCATAACTTTACAGCCGGCACGGATACCGTTTACTTCAGATACTTTGTTGCCATCTTCGTCTTCTTTCAACTTCATCTTTTTCATAGCAACCACAATAGAACTTGCGTAGATAAAGCCTTGGCCTCCAGAGATCTTGTCGTCTGGATCAAACATATCTTGTGATGCGTATGTATGGTTGGTACAAACCAGACCTACATTGTAACTACCAAACATGTTCACACAGTTACGAACCAAGGCAGTAAGTGCTTTGGGTTTACGACCCAAGTCACCTTTCATTTCACCTGCATCAAACTGGTTCACATCAGTGGGAGTCAACAACATGCCTAGACTGTCGATCACAAACATAACTTTAGGGCGCTCGCCCTCGGCCAGTGCTTTGTAATCGCTCATGAATGTTGAAATTGTTTTGGCCACATCATCAATCATGGCCATACTCAATTTAAGCAGTTTGCTTTCGCTGGTATCAACCCCAAGTGCTTTGAGCCAGTCCTCGTCGAGGGCGTTTTCTGAATCAATCAACACAACAAAGATGCCTTGCTCTTGTGCATTCTTTACAATGTTGCCTGAACAGATGTAACTTTTGCCTGCGCCAGAATCACCAGCAAACACAGTGACCTTGCCCAATGGAATGCCTCGATTAAAGTCTCCAGAGATCAAATAGTTCAAGGCATAGTTGCCTGTTGATATCCAGTCTGTAGGATCGTTAAAGCCAATCGACAGTCCGTCAATGCTCTTGGTGATTTCCTTGCGGAATTTGCTTACGTCAAATGGTTTTCCCATAGTTTATGTCCTTATAAAAATCTTTAAAAATTGTCCGGCTGTCTAAGTTTCTTCTTTGATCTAGTTGTTGTATTCTGTGCAATGTGTCAGGTAGTGTTGATTCAAAAGGTGTTTGCGTGTGTCTAAGTAGGTTTTGATACCCGTCCTCGAGCAAATATCCTGGTTTCAAATCTATACGACATTGTATTTCTCTTCCAAGCGATTGTAACACATGTTTTGGTAGTTGTCTAGTGTCTAGCCAATCGGGCCCAAGTGTTGCTGTCAAAATAAAACTATTTGGATGAAATCCTTGTGCCAAAAAGTAATCAATGCACTCAAAAATTGCAGTATGATTAAAAACGCACCAAACCATATTGAATGTGAGTTTGTGTGGCAACTGCCTGACACGTTCTAAATTTTCCAAAAAATCTTTCCAAACACCGCCGTACCTCATGTACTCGAATTTATCTCCCATACTTTCCGCACTCACAGTCCAATGGACATTTTTAAACTGACAGATTAGATCCATTACATTGGTATCAGTTTTGCTGAGATTTGTGTTTACTCTTAGTTCTACTTCAGGATTTTTTTCCAACAATAACTCTAACATCTCTGCGTTTTCTTTGATCAACAAAGGTTCTCCGCCGGCCATGTAAACGTTTTTTATTTGATGTAGATTGTCAAGCACATAAGACTTGAGTTCTTGTATACGTTGCTCACTCGGTGTATCAACTACAATATTTAATTCGCTGGCCCATTTGCTACTCAACACAGGACCGCAGTAAACACAAGCATGATTGCAAGTATTTCGCCATCTGATATCAAGTTGTTGTAGATTGAATTTTTCAGGGTCGTCATACAGTGAGGTATCAACTTTTTTCAATTGTTTCATGTAATACACACGACTGCTAACAATATTCGATAACGTTTTACTTTCTTCTAGTTCATAACAATAGGAACAAGTATGTGGTTTTTGTTTGTCAAGCATTTGCTGTTTGACCTTGGTATTGGCCGGGCCAGTTAATATATCTTGTATACTGTTATTTTTTAAATTTCCAATACTTTCTCTACTGCAAATACAATTTTTAACGTCACCGCTGATGTCAGTATAAAAACCAGTCCACGGCAACGGACAAAATGCTTTGTTTGTTACAATATCTTTTGGAGTCATGCTGGGCCCAAACTGATATCTGGAATAATCAAACTATTTGCATCTGCCATTTCTAATGTATGTACTAGTGTACTGGCCCAGACGTTGAC